ACATTACGGTGACTTAAGATGGCCACAACCAACGGCAACCGCAAAATTCTCGACCTGAAGCGTTGGGAAATGGTTACGCCCTCCCCCGCGGCTTCGGCTGCGGGCGCAACGGTGATTTCTTCACGTTGCTACCGTCAACAACAGCTTTACGTGCAGGCCACCACGCTTGCCTATCTTTACAACCCCAACGAAGACGGTTGGGTTCAGGTTCCTTCGCCCGCATTGGCTGGTACGTGGGCTGCGGGCGCTGCTGGTGTCGGCGGGGCGTTCTCTACCGGAACGACCGTCGCTGCGCTTTCCCTAACCGCCACGGGCGGCACGACCTCAACGATCATTACCAACCAGACCTTGGCCCGCAGCATTGCGGGCTACAACGTCCACATCGTCAGTGGCCCGAACGCGGGTGTCACGCTCCCCATCGTCAGCAACACGGTCGGCGCAAGCGCCGTCATCAGCGTCGCTGCGCAGGCCTCTGCGTTCACAGCCTCTACGGTCTATCGCATCATTGCCCCGGTTTGGTACGTTGTCGCTGCGGGTACGCTATCCGCTGGCTCATTCCGTAAGTACGACTTCGCTACCAACACTTGGACGACACTAGCCATTACGGGCCTGCCTGCCACGCTCGCTACGGACGGACGGCTCATGTCCACGCCATCCTTTTTGGGATCGGCCTATGTTTCGTTTGCCACGGGCACCGCTACTGGGGCGACGGGGACCACGCTTGTCAACACGCCCAAAACGTGGACCGTCAACCAGTGGAGCAACGCCCAAGTTCGCATCGTTAGCGGCACAGGCGCTGGTCAGATCAGGGCCATCACATCTAATACGGCCAACACCTTGACCGTGCCGACTTGGACCATCACGCCAGACGCGACGTCGGTTTATCAAATCTCAGGTAACGACGACTACATTTATTACATGGGCAACGGCGCAGTTGCCATGTATCGCTACTCGATCACGGCCAACACATGGACGACACTTGCCCCAACCGCCGCTCGCGCTGCCGCCCCCGGCGCTGGTCTGTCTGGTCACTGGGTTTGGGGTGCTACCCCTGCCGATTGGACCAACGAAAGCGCCATCAAAAACGGTCGCTACCTGTACAGCTTCCGAGGCGGCGCGGCTGCGGCCAACCCGCTTGATCAGTACGACATTGCGCTCAACACTTGGGTCAGTGGCGTTGCGAACGCCCCCGCGACCGAGACCTTCACGACCGGAACAAAGTACACTTATACGGGCGACTACCTTTATATGCAGAAGGACGCCACAGGCCGCTGGTTCCGGTACTCCTTCCCAGAGCAAGGCATGGATGGCTGGAACACCATGCTATACACGCAAGGTGCGGCGGTTGTGGGCGACACGGCATTTGATGTCACTTACACAGACGGCGCGACCAACATTCAATACATCTACATGCTGCTCAACACCTCAACCGTAGTACTTCGGCAGATTGTGATCTAACCATGTCCATAGCTGAGCTAATCGAACAGGCCCGAACGAGGTTGGTGTACCTTAGTTCCCTACGTGGGAGCGCAGTGGCCTTGGGCGATACGGCTCAGGTTGAAAGCGTTGAGGCTAAAATAGCCGAAACGCAGACCACGCTGAACAAGCTCCTTCAGATCGCCTAGGATCACACAATGGCCAACGTAAAAATCAGCGGCATGACCGCAGCCTCGGCCCTCACCGGCACAGAGGCCTTTGAGAGCGTCCAGTCTGGCAACACCCGTAAGGTCGTGGCCTCTCAGGTTAAAACCTACGTTGACAACGCCGCCTACACCTTCAACGTGCCCGTGTCGGGCTTCTCGCTCACCATTGGCGCTAACGTCCAGTACCTGATCCTCGACCCGGCTGGCACGCTGGCCTCGGGCACGATCACAATGCCAGCCTCGCCCACGGACGGATACCGGGTGGGGATTTCGTCTTCCAAGATCGTGACGGCGCTAACGCTGACACCCGGCGCGGGGCAGACCATCCCCAACTCACCCACGGCACTGGCCGCTGGCGTCGGTGTGACCTTCCTGTATCGTAGCGCCAACGCCACATGGTATCGGGTGAGCTAATGAACCCTGCTTTTGCTTCCAAGATATCTCAAGCTGCCAAAGAGCTAGCGGAAGCGCTAAGCATCACGCAACCCCCCGCGCCCCCGACGCCCCCCGCCCCGGGCGCACCGCCTGCGCCGCAAGGTCCCCCGATGCCGCAAGGCGGACCACCCCCTATGCCTCCCGCAGGTGGCCTAGCCGCGCAGCCACCCGGAGCGCAGATGCCTGCACCCCCCAAAGTCACTGCGGCCGACCCTCTGCAAGGGCTGCCCTCGTTCAAGTCGCCGCCCATGGCGGCTTTCTTGCAAAAAGCCGCAGGAGCACAAGGCCCCGTGGGCTTCGCAAAGGGCGGCCGCGTAAACCTCCAGCGGTCTTTGGCCGTCCAATTTAAAGGAACTTGAGATGGAAGGCTTTAAGAACTCTACCCGCATGAAGGTTATGGGCGATGTGACCCCGCAAGCCTACGCCAAGGGCGGCTCGGTCAAGCCCGCCGCCAAGGTCGGTAAGGTCATGGGCGAGTTCGCCGCGGGCAAGCTGCACAGCGGCTCCAAGAAGGGTCCGGAAGTCACCAGCCGTAAGCAAGCCATTGCTATCGGTCTCAGCGAAGCTCGCAAGGCCGGGGCTAAAATCCCCATGGCCAAAGCCGACGGCGGCATGGTTCGCATGACGGACGCCGAGCGGCGCGCATCTCTTGAAGTGCCATCGCGTGGTATGACCCCGGCCGAAGCTCGGGCTCTGCGCGCGGTTGCGGCTGCCAAGGCCGCCGCGCCTAAGCGCGAACCTTTGATCCGGCCTCGCAAACCTGTTGTCGTGCCTCAAATGAGCGCTGCCGACCGCCGCTTGATCGAAATGGATCGCCCCACGAGCGCATCCGGATCGTCCGAATACAAGATGGGCGGCAAGGTCGGCGGCTCAAAGGTTCCTTGCTAGTAAACTAGCTGCCGTCCACCACGGCTTGCCCCCGGAAGTAAGCGACGTTCTTGATGACGCAGCAGAGTTCCGGGGGCAGTAGCTCGCCGTTCCTAAACGTCAGCACGGCAAAGCCAGACGTGTGCGGCGAAGGGTTGTTCTCAGCATAGTCGAACTGCGGACCATGCGGCTCTGACAGAGTGCCGGTGTCCACACCCCAACGATGGCCGTTGTAATCGGCCCAAGGTGTCACCGCGAGGCGGTGCAGGTGCCCAGTCACGATAGACCGGCCGGACTTCATGGTGTTGTTGTACGTCGCATGTACGCCATTGTGATAGCGATGCTTGATCATCGTGTGGTCGTTGACGTTTAAACTCCACGCCATGTTCCAAGCGGCGAACCGGTCTTCAAGCCGCATGATCGTGCCCTCGAACCCCGGCGCAACTGTGCAGAGGGTGCGGTCTAGGCGGGCGTCGTGGTTGCCGACGTTCCAAAACAGTTGGGCGCGCTTGCCTGCGGCCGCCATGGTGATCTCGTGCAGCCGCTCGTCGCAGATTTCCAACTCTTCTTTGACCGATGGCAGTTTGGACCATCCGATAGGCGGGTGCCGGGACACAGACGCCCCGTCGAAAATGTCTCCATTGGCGCAGATAACGGCGGGTTTAAGGTCTTTGATCAATTCGAGCAGTGCCATGTTGGCAATGGTTTGATCTTCATCCGGCCAGAAGTGAGCGTCCGAAAACACCACAATGGTGCCATTATCTAGGTTGAAGTCGTTCTGGCGCTTGTAGGCTCGGCCTACATCCGTCTGCCAACCATACTGTGCGCCGTTCTTTATGCCGGGGTTGGTCTGTAGGGTAACGCCCCGATTGGCCATTTTGGCTCGGCGTTTATACACCTGCCGAACATTGATGCCCAAGATGTTTGCAACCGCTTGAGGGCTAGCCCTTCCTCGCTCCCACGCTTCAACAAATACTGCTTCGGGCGTAGCTTTGGAATTTGCGGGCATAGGGCGTCCTCTTCCAGTTATCCACAGCATATACAACTTGCGCAGGCGCGAGGCCACCCCCTACAGGTCGATTTACAAACTCAGTGGGTAGGGTTATAGTCGCCAAGCTAGAAAAGTCGGCTCGTCAATAGCGGACTGCTGCCCCACCAGATGAGCAGGACAGTATGGCGTTTTCAGGCACCACATCGCAGACGGTATTCAATACCCGCAAGGTGATCGACAACGCGATCCGCCGCTGCCGTGTGCCTGCCCAGCAGATCACGTCTGAGCACATCGACATCGCCAATGACCAGCTCTATTTGCTGCTCGGCGAGTTAGCTAATCGGGGCACGCCGCTTTGGTGTATCGAGAAGGTTTTGGTTCCACTTTACGACGGGCAGGGCGATGTCACCCTATCCGCGGCCACGGTGGATATCCTCAACAGCAGCCTTCGCAGCCTTCAGCCGGTCACAGGCACCAACACCACCACGGGCACATCCGTCACGACCGACTTTGGTAGTGATACATTTGTCACAACCGTTGGCATTCGGTGGTCCGCCGCGGCCGTGCCGATCAACCTTCAGCGCTCGACCGATGGCGCGACGTGGACGACCATCCAGTCAGAAACCCCCTCGGCCGTCAGCGGTGAGTGGACGTGGTTCGATCTGGACACGAGCATAGCTGCGCCCTACTTCCGCGTTTTGGCCACCAGCGGCGTCCTCTCGGCCTCTCAGGTCTATCTGGGCAACACGCCGACAGAGATACCCCTGTCGCGCATGAACCGAGACGACTACACGTCTCTGCCCAACAAGTTCTTCCAGTCATCTCGGCCCCTGCAATTCTGGTTCGACAGGCAGGTCCGTCAGCCCATCATGCACATGTGGCCTGTGCCAAATAGCGCCGCCACCACCAGCCAACTCGTCGTGTGGCGTCAGCGCTACATCATGGACGTGGGCAGCATGACGCAGGAGGTCGAGGTGCCCCAACGCTGGTACGAGGCGCTGGTGGCCGGTCTAGCCGCGAGAATGGCCATGGAGATTATCGAGGTCGATCCGGGCATCATCCCCATGCTCGATCAGAAGGCGGCCATCGCCCTCAACATTGCACAGATGGAAGAGCGCGATAACTCGCCGATGACCATTTCGCCAAATATTGCAATGTACACGAGGTAGCGACATGCCAGTCTTCCTCGACACACGCGGCAAGACCACCCTCGGCATCGGCCTGTGCGCTCGGTGCAGCCGCAAGTTCAGCCTCGACGACCTGATGCCAGATGGCAACATTCCGGGGCTTATGGTCTGTTTGGCAGACCGCGACGACTACGACCCTTACAGACTGCCCGCCCGTCAGACCGAGACGGTCACGCTGCGCTTCGTGCGCCCAGACGTGCCGTTATCCGCATGATGTGCTGGTCAAACCCCGTTCGCGCTGCCAGTGCGCAGAACTGGCTCGGCGTTGCTCCCGCCGAGGTGAAGCGCCGTCGTGTGTCCGTCCTCCGCACTGACGGCGCTTCTTCCACTCCCACAGGAGCAGCACAATGATCGAAGAGCTAATCTCACGGGTCTTTTATACCCGCAATGTTGCACATTGGACACACTGGCGCACAAAGTCATACGCGCAGCACGTGGCGCTGAACACGTTCTACGACAGCATCATCGACACGCTGGATAAGCTCGTCGAGGCCTGTCAGGGCGCTCACGGCCTCGTCGGTGCGATCCCGGCCCCATCCGCGTCGGCCAGCGACATCATCGACCACCTCGAGGAAGAGAGCGCTTGGATCGCCGAGCATCGTAGCGAGATTGCCTACGACATGCCGCCCCTCGAGAACATCGTCGATGAGATTTCGGCCATCTACCTGTCCACCATCTACAAACTCAAACACCTAAAGTAAGGGCGCGAGGATGCACGCAAACTTAGAATTTGATGAAGAAGAAACAGTCAGCAATGTCGTGCCGATTGTAAATGGTCGGGCTATCTCCTGCCCGACACTAGAAACCTTGATGCACACGTTTGGTCTTCAGTTTCAGAAACACATCGACGAGGTGGGGTGCGAACCCACACTGTTGTACATGGCTCTAAGCACTCCAGACGGCCCGCTCGTCGCCTGTGTCGATACGGCTGTAGACCCAAACCACACAACCGGTTCTGCGATGCAAACCAAGGTGTTTTTCCACCTTCAGCATCAACTAACCAACTTCGTTTACAAAATATAAGGCGCGTCGCATGTCTCTTGCAATGGATTTCCAAGCCCACAACAAGGCCATCGAAGTCGAGGCCGACTTGAAGACCCACGAGGCCGTGTGCGCCGAGCGCTACCTCGGCATCAACGCACGCCTCAAGCGTCTTGAGGTGATTTTGCTTTCTGCGGCGGGGACGTTGATCCTCTTGCTCGTAAACATAGTCTTGAAGCTAAACTAATGAGACTGAGCCCGCACTTCACCCTTGAGGAAATGATCAAGAGCCAAGCGGGGGACCGCGCTGGTATCGACAACATGCCTCCCCCTTCGCACCGCGAGGCTTTGCGGGCGCTGTGTGTCAATGTCCTTGAGCCGATCCGCGAGCGCTTTGGGCCGGTGATCATCACGTCCGGCTATCGTGGCCCCAAGCTCAACCGCATGGTGGGTGGGTCTGTCACAAGCCAACACTGCGACGGCGAGGCTTCGGACATTGAGGTTCCGGGCGTGCCCAACGGCGACTTGGCTAGGTGGATCGAGGCGCACCTTGAATATGACCAGTTGATCCTTGAGTGCCATAAGCCGGGTGTCCCGGACTCTGGGTGGGTCCACGTCAGCTACAAGGCGCATGAGTCAAACCGTAAACAGGAGTTAACAGCGACGGTCGTCAAAGGTAAGATGGTCTACACACCGGGGATTGCGAAATGATTGGCTTCATCAAGGCTCGCCTAAGCGAGCGCTCAACGTGGCTTCTGATCGGCACCAGCGTCGCGGCAGCGTCTGCCCTAGTTGCGCCTTGGTCTTACGTGTCTATGGCCGTGGGTGTGGTCGCGGCGCTCGTGCCAGATGGGAGTGTCAACTCATGAGCAATTTGGCCGTAATTATCTCCGTCGTCGTCGGCGCTTTTGTTCTCGGCTGTTTAAACGGCTTCGCCATCCGAGACGGGGCGGCCAAGAGTGCAGCGGCCAAGGCGTTTAAGGCCGCAGAGGGTCAGCGCATAGTTTTACAGGGGCAATTAGATGTGGTCTCGGCGAAGTATGAAAAAGAACGTGAGCGAGCAACCCGCTTGGCTATGGAGCGGACTAACACCATCAGAGAGTTCTACCGCACGGCTCCTCCAGTGGACGCTTCTTGCGCTGTTCCTGACCCTATGTACGGGCTGCTCGTCAATAGTGTCCGTGACGCCAATGTTGCCGCCTCCGGCGAACCTAGCGATGCCCTGCCCAAGTCTGCCACTGCCGCCGTCACCGGCCATTGATCCAGAACGCCTAATTTGGGAGACTGAGATAGTTAGCGCATACGGCGACTGTGCTACCCGCCACCGCTTGGCCATAGGGGCTTGGAAGGTTGCTGCGGAACCGAAGAAAAAGTGATAGGATAGCCCATGGCCACGACCACCACCTTCACGACGCTAAAAGAGGACGTGCAGCGCTACCTTGAGCGCGGCGCGACCTATGCGTCTGATCCCGTGGTCTTTGAGCAAATCCCGCGCCTCATCAATCTGGCCGAACGCCGGATCGCGCGAGAACTCAAGGTCGAGGGCTTCATCAATGTGGTGACCGGCAGCTTCGAGGCCGGTGTGGACGTGTACGCCAAGCCCGACCGCTGGCGCGACACGGTGTCCATGAACATCGGCACCGGGGTGAGCAACAACACCCGCAAGCAGCTTTTCACCCGCAGCTACGAGTACATGCGGTCCTACTGGCCGGACAACACCGTCACGGGTCAACCCGTCTTCTACGGCGAGTACGACTATTCGCACTGGCTGATCGTGCCCGCGCCAGACGCCGCCTACCCCTTCGAGGTGCTCTACTACGAACTGCCGCAGCTTCTGGACGAGAGCATCCAGACGAACTGGCTGACCGAGTACGCCCCGCAGCTTCTCCTCTACGGCACACTGCTCGAGGCCACGTCCTTCTTGAAGAACGACGAGCGCATCGCGGTGTGGCAGACGCAGTACGACCGTGCGGCACAGATGCTCAATGGGGAAGACCTCTCCAAAATTCTTGACCGTTCAGCCGCTCGCAAGGAAACCTAGGCCATGGCGTTTACGCAAACCTTCGGTGGCACGACCATCTACCCGTCAGACGTATCGTATCTGGCCCTCGCCCTGACGGCCAACACTACGCTTGAGTGGCCGCTGGAGCGTGGCACGGGCAGCAATCTGGTTGCCAGCATCATCGACATCACGCCAACCGGCGCGTACTCCGTCACCCTCCCCAGCGCCATGCTCACGGGCGTGGGCCAGACGGTCCTGTTCAACAACCTTGGCCCGAGCACCGTCACGGTCAAGGGCAATGCCGGTGCGACCCTGCTGTCTCTGGCGGCTGGCGAGGTGTGGCAGATTTACCTCACGGACAACACGACCGCAGCCGGGTCGTGGCGCACGTTCCGATACGGCGCGTCCACGGCTCAGGCTCAGGCGTCGGCTCTGGCTGGCTACGGCCTCGTGGCCATCGGATCGGTACTGGCGCAGGCCAGCACGATCAGCAGCACGTCGATCACGCCGCAGACCCTCGGCGCAGCGGATCGCGCATCGACGTATGTCTGGACGGGCGGCCTTGGCACGTTCAACCTGCCCAGCGCCGTTGTGGTCGGCAATGGCTGGTTCTTCAACGTCCGCAACAGCGGCACGGGCGATCTGACGCTCGATCCTGCGGGCGGCGAGACGATCAACGGCTCGGTGAGCATTGTCCTGTCACCCAACGACAGCGCGGTCATCGCCACGGACGGAACGAGCTGGTACACCATCGGCCTTGGGCAGCAGGCGATCTTCGCCTTCGACTTCACGTCGATTAGCTTGGCTGGTCTGGGCAACCCGGCCACGACCACGGACTATGTCCTTTCGGGCACCGAATTGAACCGGATTGCGTACACCTTCACGGGCACGCCACTGGGCAATATCAACATCGTTGTACCATTTACGGTACAGCAGTATTGGATGAGCAATGCCACGGGCGGCTCATTCATCCTGAGCCTATCGACGCTTGGCGGCACCACGGCGCAGATCGCCCAGAACGCTCGAGCGATCTACTACTGCACCGGATCGCAGATCGTTAAGGCTGACACGTCCACGGGCTTGCCTATCCCCGTTGGCGTTGCACAGGGCGGCACGGGTGCCATAAACGCCAATGACGCCCTGACGAACCTCGGCTTCACCACGGTAGGCAAGGCCGTGGCTGTGGCTACGTCTGAGGCCGCTGCGCGGGCGGCAATCCTTGCGGCGGCTTCTGGTGCCAACAGCGACGTCACGTCTCTCAGCGGCCTCACTACGCCGCTGACGGTGGAGCAGGGCGGCACGGAGCTAAACTCTCTGACTGCTAACGCCGTGATTATCGGCAACGGCACCGCTGCGCCCACCTTCGTGGTGGGCGTCAATAACGGCGATGTGCTGACCTTCAACGGCACGACGTGGACCTCTTCCCCTGCAACAACCGGAATGGCAACCAACTTCTCCAACGCCACGGCTGCAAATCCGGTAGCGACGGGCGGTACGGGTCAAACAACCATTGCAGCGGCTCGCGCTGCCTTTGGCTCTGGTGTCTCATCCCGCAAGACGGCCAACTACACGGCTGTGGCCGGGGACGTGCTGGCCTGCGACACTATTGCGGTGGGAGCCTTCACGGTGACGCTGCCAGCCTCGCCCGTCGCCGGGGACGCGCCGATCAAGATATACGACGCCGGGACCACGACGACCGTCAACGGCTTCGCTACGAACAACCTAACCATCGCCCGAAACGGCAACACGATCTGCACACTCGTTGAAGACGTCATTGTGTCCACCAAGGGCGTGACGATCATCTGCGAATATGTGAATGGAACATGGAGATTGTATAATGGCTAATGCCGCGAACCTGATTAACTTTGGCGGCGGTGGGTCGCTGGCGATTGGAGACTGGACCTATTCGGCCTATCCGCTGACGGCGCCTTCGTATTTGCCACTGAATAATGATACGGCGTCCTATCTGACGTCCAGCTACCCCGCTCTGGGCGCGATCTACGCACCGACAACTGTGGCCTATTCTGCTGCGGCAGTGACGTTACCAGCAACAAATTACAATGGCGTTGTTTACAATGTGGTTTTTGGCAATGGCATATTTATGGCCTACACCGCCAATGGTGCCCTTTTAACATCACCAGACGGAACCAACTGGTCGCCCTTGGGCATGCAAATCCAAGCGGTTGACGCAGTTCAAAACACAGGCTCTTCGCGTTATGGCCAGATGGCTTATGGTAATGGTAAATTTGTTATTGTTAGAAATGCCCTTTTAAACCCAACAACGACTGTTGGCTATGGCTGCTCTTTGGTTACGTTAGATAATGGAGCCACTTGGCAAATTGGCGGACTACCAACAAACAGTCCGAGTGTCCTCACGGCCCAAATCACTTGGACGAACATTGTTTATACCGGTTCTGTTTTTGTGGCGTTGGGGTGGAGATTAAATAGCGTCTATAGAAATGTTACCTCTTATTCTGCAGACGGTTTTGTTTGGTCAGAGCCTATAGACTCCGGAAGCTCCCTGTCCTCAAACCCGCCCACATCCGCGTGCATTGGATACGGAAGCGGAACTATTGTGATTTCGGGATCTGAAGCACCGGGAGGAGTTACAAGATCCTCCTATTCCACGGACAATGGCGCAACGTGGTCTGGAAACATTGCCTCCATCCCCAACGGCTCGGCACCAACCTCCATAGCCTACGGCGCTGGTATTTTTGTTTTGCTCTTGAAAGACGACGGAACGGGGAGCGGAACACCAACCTCTACCTACTACACATCTCCAACGGGGGTAACTTGGACGTCGCGAGCCTTACCGGCGACGCTGCGGTGGCGCAGTGTTACCTTTGCAAATGGATATTTTGTTGCTGTTGGTTTTTCCGGCTCTGCAGCAACAACGTCCATTTATACTAGCGTTGATGGCATAAATTGGGTGGCCAGAACCGTACCGTCTACTGCGTCGGGTGTGTCCAGAAATAGCGTTGCCGGAGGAGGCGGAAAATTTGTTTACACCGTTGGTAACTGGACGGGCTCATCTGGCGTCCTCATCAACCTCGATACCGCCTCTGCCAACTTCAGCCTGCCCTATATCAGGCCGATTGCGGGCACCCAAGCATTCATAAAGGCGACCTAACATGACCAACCTCACCTACTACGCCTTCGACAGTCAGTGGATTTACACCCAGCCCATCTCGTTTGACCCTTACGGGCCAATCCCGACTAACGCTGCGCCTATCGCGCCGCCAGAGACCACGGGGACGGAAGTGGCCCAGTGGCAGGGTATCCAGTGGGTCGTGCTCGCAGAGCGTCCGCCAGAGCCTGCACCACCCCCACCTCCGCCTCCACCGCCGCCGCCCGCCACCCTCTTAAACAAGGTGGACTTCCTGCGCCTATTCACGCAGACCGAACGGATTGACATCCGCGCCGCTGCGGTGGTCAACGCGGTCGTTGCTGATTATCAGTACATGCTCGACGCGGCTGTGACGGTAAACCTGTCGGACCCCGACATCTTGGCTGGCGTCCCATTGCTCGAAGCCGCTGGCCTAATCGGCCCCGGTCGCGCAGCCCAAATTCTAGCCAATGAGCCGCCCGTATGAACCAAGACCCCTTCCTGACGAAACGCAAGGGCATCGTGGGCTATCTGGCCCGCGTGTTCGTAGCCATTGACCAACTCCTCAACGCCCTCACAGGCGGCGATGAGGACGAGACCCTGTCGTCCCGGCTTGGCAAGGACGCAAGGCGCGGTCGTTTTGTTGGCTGTGTCCTATGCAAAGTGCTAGGATGGATCGACAAAGATCACTGTGAAAAGGCCATCGAGCGGGATGAGGGCAAGCGCCCCGGCCAGTACGATCCACCTAAGTAAGGTACGCCATGCCCGAGAACATCATAAAGATACAGTCGCTCCCCGGCATCAAGCGCGACGGTACTCGGTTCGAGGGCGACCAGTATGTTGACGGCCAGTGGGTCCGCTTTCAGCGTGGCCTGCCCCGCAAGATCGGCGGCTACCGCACGATCAACAAGTACCTCTCGGAGATCAGTCGGTCCCTGATCGGCTACTCCGAGGACGACCTGACCTACGTCCACAGCGGCTCGGCCAACAAGGTCGAGCGCTTCTACATCGACCAAAACAACAACACGTCCGTTATCAGCGACAGGACGCCCCTGACGGGCTTCACGCCCGATGCCAACAACATGTGGCAGTTCGAGGTGAGG